GGCGAGACTACTCGAGTCGCGGACGTTGTTATTAAGAATTACGCCGAGCGCTCTGCTCGGGGTGAGATCTTTAACAACCCCTTTGACTTAGAGAAGACCACGTATGATGACACGAGTCATTACGATTGGGAACATCACTTTACAGGTACTTGCTCTGGCGCTAATATTATCGCTAGGGAGGGGAATTCCTACGCAGGAGATGTACCCTTGCGTTTGGAGTTCGAGCCCGACGGGATGGTCCAGACTCTACACATTCTAGCCGGTACCCAAGCTTGGGGAAACGTTGTTTCTCCCGAAGTTATGGGTGGTGAAAATGTGCATGATCTAGAACAAACCTGGAGGATGCTCGCGCACCCCCTTGAGGGCTTTCATCAATTTCTCCACAAGGTAAGGAGTACGCGGTCTTTTAAAAGACAGCTGCTCTCCCTTGGGGAGTTTATCAGTGACTCTTGGTTGCAGTACCGTTATGGTGCTACGCCCTTGGTTCACGATGTGATGAATGGCTTTCACGCAGCAGTGGTGCCTGTGTTCACTGATCGTCATACTGCACGCGGTAGCGCTTCAGCACCTCTTCTAGAAGAAGAGGACTCTGTTGCCGTTACCGACGGGTCCCGTACTGGGACCTGTGTACGTAAGTCGACCGGTGAGCGGTGGGTGAGAGCCGGAGTTTTGTACCGGCACCACTTCACCGTAGGCGACCGATGGGGATCCAGCGCGCACAACATCCTTCCGACACTTTGGGAGATATTTCCATACTCCTTTGTGGCGGATTGGTTCGTGAACGTTGGTGACTTCTTGGCCGCTTGCACGCCAAAGGCAAACGTTGAGGTCTTAGCTTCCTGGAGTACGTATCACGGTGTATATAACTATTACCGTGATATCCAGGTTCCACATACCTCTACTGACCCGCAATGGGCAGCAAGTGGTACTAGTGGATTTGCGGACCACAAAGAACGCAAGCATGTCGTTCGAAGACCTTACGCCTCGAAGGGAGTGACTCTCAGATCAAATGACTGGACTTTTTCCAAGTCTAAGAACTGGCTTCACTTCGCGGACGGTATGGCCCTTGCTGGGCAATACCTTAGGCGTAAACCATCGGCTCCACCACCTCGTACCGTACGCAAACGCCCATGGAATAGTTATAAACCATGGACCTCGCGGCCGGGATTCGGAGTGTAAAAGCCTTAACCACAATCTAGAGGATGTAAACGATATGTCTATCACCCTAAACACTGTGGCATTCGCCCAGGACTCTATCCTTACCCCCAACAAAGTGCAATATGCTTCAGACAGTAACACCTTCAGTTCGAAGGATTTGCTGTCGTTGGGCCGTACGGCCCCGAAGCCTACTAGCACCTTTCGCGGAGTGGCGAGGAGCGAGTTTAAGCGGACACAAACGGTAACGCTCGATGATGACTCAACTTATGATGCCATCATCACCGTAAGTGTCTCCTTACCAGTCGGCATTGTAGAAGCTGATGCGACTGCGCTGTTGGACGATGTTGGTGACTTTCTTATATCGGCAGACGCGACAACGCTTTGTGTGAATCACGACATCTTTTATTAAGATGAACCGGATTTACCTTAGCTTCGTAGCTACGCTGATATTGTCACTTTCATCGGGTCTGTACTATTATTTTGGACAGACCGGTTTACAAGGAGATCGTCATGACCAACCCTGTAAAATTATCCAACAGCAACAAGCGCAGGAGGCGTTGCGTAAGCAATTCCCCCGACTTCAATACGTACCGCAAGGTACTCTTGAAGGTGTTGTACGGAAACTGTCAGACATACTCTTGGTTCCAGGATGTGTTACGGATACTCCGTGACAATAACTGGTCCGAGCTGTATGCCTGGGCTGACCGTGCTGTCACTGATGTATACAGCACCGCGGAAGAACATTTCGCGATTGGTCAGCTTGCTGCACTTATACGCAAGTACCCTTGGGACTGGAAGATGCTCGGTTTCGAGCATTCACCAGAAGAAACAGCAAAGATGACCTTCCTAGCTTCTGAGCAGAAGTGTCGGAAGATCAATCGGCTGTTTCCCAAGCTAAAGCGTACACCTTATGCATTCCATCTGGAGTACATGAGGCGCTGGGTACATCATGTTTTAGGTGATGTACCAAATCTAAAGCAGATTTACAGCGAGTGTAGTTTCGGACCTGGCGCAAACATTGGTGTACACGGTAATAAAACCAACATCTATCGCAAATTATTCGCGAAAGATGGTTGGACCGTATCCAATGCTGCCAAGCCCTATGCATCTGGTGCACTCAAGATCAATAACAATCTGTCACTCCATCTTTATGAGAAGAGTGACTCCGGGTACTACTGCTTTGATGCAGAAGTCCTGGATGAGCGCATTAAACAAAGGATGCATGTGGTACCGTACAATCAACTCAGCTTCGTGCCAAAGACTGCAAAAACACACCGTGTTATTGCCGTCGAACCATTGCTAAATTCCTTTATCCAGAAGGGCATCGATCAGGTGATGCGCAAGAAATTGCGTTCACATGGTTATGACCTAGGAGATCAGGAACGAAATAAGTATCTGGCCAAGCTAGGCAGTGAAACTGGTCGCTTTGCGACCATGGATCTGTCCAGCGCGTCAGATAGTATTTCCATTGAGCTCGTTAAGTATTTACTTCCGTCCGAATGGATGGAATTACTTGACAGAACTCGCTCGGGGTGTTACCTCTTGGATAAAGAGGTGCACCCTTATGCGAAGTTTTGCTCGATGGGCAATGGATTCTGCTTCCCACTAGAAACCTTGATCTTCGCGGCTGCGTGTCGTGCTGCAATGCACGCGTCTCAGGTTGAGACGAGGACCCATGCTGTCTACGGCGACGACATTGTCGTACCGCTTGAGGCGTATGGGCTCCTTAAACGCATCCTTGGAGCTATAGGTTTCACAGTGAACTCCCGTAAGTCCTTTAATACTGGACCATTTCGCGAGTCTTGTGGAGCAGACTGGTACGAAGGGCAGGACGTACGTCCTGTGTATCTGGATTATATCCTAAAGGGCGAAGTGTCCTTTAGGGTATTCCACAACGTTACGCTCAGATCCCAACGGACTAAGCTCTTCTTTGAAGAGATACGCCCGTTCCTGCGAAAGCAGGTACCAGAGAAGCGTCGCTTTCTCCGACCTATCCTTTACAGGGTAGCAGGAGAGTTTGTACCACGATGGCTAAGCAACGACGAGAATTTTCTAGTCGTTGCTAACCTGAATGGTGCATTTGACGTTGAACTGGATGAGTTCATGAGTTCGCGTTGGGCACACTGGAAGAAGGATCAGTTCCGATGGTCTTGGCGTGAGGTGGTTTACACCCCTCGCTTCGATTCGTCGCCTGATCCTCTTTTCAGACGTGCGCGATACCTAGCTTTTCTCTCGGGTTCTCCCGAAGGAAGGCTAGCCCTGCGTCGCCAGACGCGGCCGTCGGTTGTTGTTAAATAACAACAGACGACGTACGCCGGCTATGCCGGCCTACGATTTCCCAAACGACTTTCATGTTTGGGGGCACCCATAAGGGTAAAAGGAGGGAACGCT